GCTTCAATGGACCAAGAGTTAGGTGCAGTAACAGAAGGATATTATAGAACATTTTGGAATGTGTTTGTAAAAGATTTGATAAGATATAATATAAATATTATGGAGGGTTGGTCTGGTTATACCCCGGCCCAAAAATCTAACATAAGAAAAACCGTTGGTGATATAAGTATAGTAGTAGCATTTATGCTTTTAGCAAGTATGTTAACAGTGGATGATGAAGATGATGAAAAACAAAAAGATAAATCAAAACTACACAATTTCTTATTGTATCAATCAGTAAGGATGAGAGGTGAAACATCATCATATTTACCAATTGTAGGAGTAGGTGATTTACTAAGAGTAGTCAGATCACCAACAGCTATGAATAGCACAATTGAAAGAACAATATCATTGATTAGGCAAATGTCACCTTGGAGAATAACTGAAGAATATGAAAGGGATGAAGGGGTTTGGAAAAAAGGAGATAATAAAGCTTGGGCAAAATTTTTAAAGCTTATGGGTTATAGTGGATATAACACTAATCCTGATGAAGCAGTTAAAGCATTTGAATCAATTAAATAATAAACAATGGCAAAGGCAACAACAACAACAGTAAAAGCATACATCAAACCTAAAGTTTCTAGACCTGGTGTTCATGCAAAGACAAAGACTTCTAGATCTAAAAGATCTAAGAACTACAAAAAAGCATACCGTGCTCAAGGACGGTAAAAAAAAGGGGAGAACCTTTTACAGCTCTCCCCCTTCATTTTCATAGAAGTCTAGGACTTCATACTTGTCTTTAAAGTGTATTACTTTAAACTTATTTTCTTCAAAATCATATCTTACAACAGATAGTGTATCCAATGCTTTGTGAAAAGAACATGCTTTACACACAATGCATTTACCTTTTGCACTTTTTACTTGATACTTTCTTGTATTATCTTTAAATTTCTCTAATGGTTTTTCTACACCACAATTAAAACATTTAAGAGTCTCCATCTTCATCTTCTTCACAACAGTCACAGTCTTCTGACTCTAGTTGTCCGTACTCATTATCAAACCAATCCCTAGCATCTTTTTTGTTAGGTTCATCTATATCTCCTGAAGACATAGCTTCTGCTCCAGCCATGTAGGCTTCAATCATTGCTTTTCTAAATGTTATTGGATGCATCTTTCTCAACTTTAATAAATTTACTTATATCAGGTCTAAAATATCCAGGACCTTTAAGTATTTTTCCATCTTCTCTTAGTACAGGTTTACCGTCATCACCTAACTTACTCATATTACTTTCTTGTATTTCATCAAATACCTCTTCTATAATATGCTGCATGCCATGTTTAAGGATTGTACCACATAAGATATATAACTGGTCTCCTAAAGCATCTGCTATTTCTACTAATGAGTTTTTGTCACATGCATCAAGATACTCATCATTTTCTTCAGCCATAAGTTTATGTCTAAGCACTGCTTCATCTGGTCCTAAATTTTGTGGCCATGTTCCATTTTCTTGTCCAAAAGCTTCATGAAACTTTTTTACAGCTTGTAATTGTTTTTCCATGTTGTAAAGTTAAAAAAAAGGGGACACATTTCTGCATCCCCTGATTGATTATTAACCCTGTTTAGCAAAACAGGTTCTTAGAAAAAGTCGGGTGTGTTATCCGGTTCTTCTTCAGTTTCAGTAAAGTCTAAATCAAAATTATCTTCTTCAGCAAAATCATCTATTACTATAGGAGCTTCAAATGTATTACCTGCTGTGTCAGTATAGTTAACTATACCTTCTGCTTCAAATTGAATATGATCTTCCTTAGTAGGTTCAAGACTTAATACATCTTCCTCAGCTTCATCAAGACTTTCAAGTATTTCTTCCACCTGGTGCACAATCTCTAACATTTCAGGGTCTTCTTGCACCATTTGTGAAAATGTCTTTTCTTCAGCTTCAGCTTCAGCAATCTGATCTAGAATATTAGTTTGATTTGGATCTTCATATAAAGGATCTACAATCTCTTCTTCTTCAACTGGTGTACTTAAATTGTTAACTGGTGCACTTACAGGTTGAGGTGGTGTACTAAAATCACAGATTGTCCCTATAAAGTAATGCAAGATTCTTTGGTCCTCCATCCATGTTCTTGGATGTGAGGACTGTAATGCATTAGTTACAAAGTTATAGAAGGCCCATAAACTATCAGTATTCTTGAATACTTGTTGCGGTCTCTTCATTTGATCTCTAATCATACTAGCTTGCTCAGTAGTAAGTATCTCATATTCAGCAAACAGCACGCCTAATAACTGAGACTGCTTTCTTTTATTCAAGCTTACTACTTCCATAGCAACTTTATCAGAACATAGCTGATTATAATACATATATGCATTAGTGATATAGTCATCAATAGTGGCTTTTGTCTCTGTATCTGCAGTACCTGTGTGTTTTCTAACCCAGCTACCAACTTCTCCAGACATCATAACAGATCCACTGTTGTTTATATATGCACCTACTACACATTTAAACTTTACTTGTTTATTATAACTGTTTGTCCATGCAAACATCATTGACAACTCAGGGTCATTATTAAAATTTAGTTTATAAATTCCTTGAGCTATTTGTCCGTCAGCAGTACATCTGTACTCCTCATCTACAATACCAAACCCTGCAGCAGCAAGGGCTTGATAAGCATAATCAATAACAAACTGGTGACTAATCACAGTATAAGTAGCACCATGACTTGGCAGTGGTACACTTATTAAGTTTGCTTTAGTTGTGTTTTGTATTTTCTTTGGCATATTAAAATAAACTTAATTGGTTTACATTTGGTTCTAAACCTTCTATTTCTTTTTTTATATTTTCCAGATAGTATTTGTAGTTAATCTCATACTCATCAAAGTCCATGTCATCTATGTGATTGATATAAATTTGCTGTAGCCATTTACCGGCCTCAATGTTTATTTCTCTACCATCAGACTTATTGATCTTCATGATCTTAGATCCTGTATTACATACATAATATCTTAAGGTGTGTTGTAGTTCTTTTTCCCTATACACACCATTCTTAATACATCTCTCTACATATTTCCAATCTCCCTTAATCTTCTTGCCTCCACAATAATCAAAGATATTTCTGTTGGATTTAAGATAGTCTTCAGGCTGGATACCTTCTACAAAGTATGCATGTAAAGCTTTAGGTATAACTAAAAAACTTTTGTTTTTGTGCAGTGCTAGGTCTGCAAACTCAAATCTACCTTTACATTTAGACTTACCATCTTCAGTAACAGCAATGTAATTATTTACATCACCCAGTACTAGTTTACTATATGTATCATGCTCTAGTTGAAGACTTGTCATCTTCTCCCATATCTTGCAGATCTCCATATACTTGTCCATCTGGTCCCTAGGTATCATAGTTTCCAAACCATCTGTATTTTGCATTAGTGGAATAGATCCGGGTATACCTTCACAAATCATCTCATACAACATAGTAAGGCTAAGCTGACCATTAATAGTAATCCTCATAGTAAACTCTGGGTCATACAGGAAACTGTTCTCATCATTGCTGAGACCATAAGTAGAGTTTAAGATAATCTTATATACATAGTTCTTTGGATCTTTCTTAGGTATAACCTTTCTCTCATCAAAGAACCATTCATACTGTGTACAGAATTCATCTTGTGGTAAATGTGCCGGAGCCCATCTGTTTCTAATAGCTAGATTAGGATAAAAACTTGTAACATCTGAAGTCATGATAACCATGTCTTCTGTTGCATTATACACCCTACTAGTTCTAGCACCATGAATACCACCAAGACCATAGTCTGTCTTAACTCCCTTATATTGTACAGAATATTTAAAGCCTCCTTTTGTTTCACCAGTGTGGATAACCACATCCTGGAACTTCTTAAGGAGATGCTGGAATGTTGCTGTCTCAAAACTTATATAAGGTAGTATGATATCTTTTACAACAATCTGGTTTCTTTGGGTTCTCATCTGACGGAGATCATACTTCTTGATACCAGTTTGTTTACTTAAGAAATGCAAAAACAATTCTTTAGCTATCCTAGGTTCAGAGGCTGAGAATAAATCAATACCATATTCCATGGTTAGTGCTCTTCTCAACTCAATCTGACCCTTACTCAAGCTCATGATTTGCTTAGTAGACCGGACATCATTAATACAATAGTTTACTATAGATGCTATTTGACCTTCTGTAACTTCAGTATAGTGAGGAATAGGCATATCTTTTATGTTCTTCCAATCCATGCTATACTGAATCCACTTCAGGCTAGATCTCTTAGCTGGGTTATCCCAGTGATTAAGTTTAAATACATCTATCTGCCTAATCTGTAAGTCTCTAGAACCAAATTCAGCAAACTCTCCTGCATTACTTCTTTGTATAGTAGCTTGTGCTTTCTGGTATATAAACCTAGCAATAGTCTCACCATCCTGTTCCAGTAACTGTTCTTTATTCCGGAGAATATGTTCAGTAATCTGGCTGTCAAATGCAAGACCATTAAAGCTAACATGCCATTCTTCAAGAGTTATATTTCTCTCAAGGAATGTTACTAGTTCTAGTATATCATTTTGTGATTTGTGACAGATAAATACTTCTCTGTGTTCAGACTTTACATCTTCAAAGCAGGCTATAAAACAATTGGATAATGTTTCATAATCCATGACATAATGTGTTCTCATACCTTAGTTCAGTTAAGCTGTTCCCCCGTTTAATTAAATAAAAAAAGAGGGTGCTGTTTGGTACTCACCCTCTTTCTGGTTTTTTGGTATTGTTTAAGCTTGCTCAGCCATAAACTTCTTATAGTCAAACTTTTTAGCATTAACTGCAAATAGTTTGATAACTTCATCTATTGCATCCTTGTCTTCTACATAAAACTCCTGAAACACTTCAATTTTGTGTCTCTCTTGTTTCATACCTTTTGTACCAGTAACAGGCTGCCCATAATCATCAACTTTTGGTAACATATGTAATGATACTTTTCTAATCTTAGAAATCACTACAAATACCTTAGTATCTGGGTCCATGATACACTCTACATAAGGACAAGACTCAGTAATAGGAATCATTCTGAAAGTTTGCTTGTCATTCCATGTGGATTGTACAAGCATCATTGTGTTTTCACTCATTTTTTTGTTGGTTTAATTTTTTACAAATTTACTGTTTTTTCTATATTTTCCAAGTCTGCAACTTCCAATACTAAATTTTCTTTGTTTAAGTCTGGTTTATCACACAACTCACCTACTTCTTTTAGTAGTTCAACATTCACATCCAGCAAATTTGCATATGTTTGAAAGTGTTTTTCAGGAAAGAGATAGCTGGCTACATAAATATAGTTACCAGACTTTGGGTCAAAGAAGTTTAATACCTTACGCTTTATATCATAATTTAACTTACTGTATCTTCCATAGACTATATGGAACCAGTTGTATTCTAAATCAGAAAAATCAAATGTAAATATGCTTTTATCACCGGCAGATATATAGTCACAAAGTCTAGAGTGTTTAAGTAAAACATTCTTTTCAAAGTTAACATACTCAACATCTGTTCTTGTGTGATATACACATATTAACTTCATATCCTCAGGAGTGACAGTGTTATTCCAACCTAGATAGGTTTCTTCTGGAATCACACTTGTGCCCCTTTTAATGTCCAAGAGCGGATATAAAAATATCTTGGACTTCTGAAAGTACTTCTTATAAAGCGCATTAATAACCATAAGTTCTACAATTTAATATTACCAACTGCAAGATCAAATGGTAAGTCATATCTCTTCTGTGTATAATGCCACTGGGCTATTTGTATAACAGATTTGAAATCACCCTTCCACTTGCTCATTGTTTCTGTAGAGACTTGGAAAGGATAAACTAAATTGTATTTGTCAATTACAATAAAAGTTACTTGAACTTGCCAATCTCTAGCATCTGGTCTGTCTTTCAAGAACTTATCTGAAGCTAGAATAGTATAGATAACAGCTTGTATCCAATACTTGTAGTACTCAACAGCTTCCGGGAAATCCTGAATTGACTTGCCAGTAGTTTTGAGGTCATTGATGAATATCACCTTTGCCTCAGTATCAACTACAACATTGTCAAGAATTCCGTGAAAACCAAAAGGTAATTTGTTATGGTCAACCTTAATATGCAACTCATTATAGGTTTCAATGTGTGTGTCTTCCTCACTGATATCTAGTGCTAATAGTGTTCTCACATCACTATTACTCTTTAGTATCTCTACCTGTGCTTTGCAGCCATCCAAAGTAGGTTGATCCACTATTGATTTGTCTAGACTTTCTTTAAGGAATTCAAAATACTCTTTGTGGTCATCAGTAAGAATCTTGTCAAGTCTTTGCTGATCTGTTTTAAGATTCTGATAAAGATTTGCTGTGAGTAGCTGTGTGAGTATATCTTGTGAGTAGTCTTCCAAAAGTAATGAATTATTTCCATATCCAAGATGAATTCTAAAAATATTATCAATAATTTTCTTTGGGTTTTCACTGGGTAGTTTCCCAGGCATGCTAATAAATTTATCATTATATGCTTCTGGCTCAAAGAGTAAACAGTGCAGGACGCTCCCTCCTACAAGGTGAGCATCCTTACTGTCTTCCCGCTGGTTGAGCACATAATGATTGTAAAACATAGCGGGTGAATAAAGTAGCTTATTCAACCCACTATAGCTAAAATAAAATTTCTTCTGATAGAATTTTTCCATCTCATCAGAACCATTCAAAGTCATCATCTTTAGTTTGTGTTGTTTGATTATTATCTGTCTCTTCTATTGACCCTTTATTTGGCTCTATTTCAGGCTCCGGAATTTCCTCTTCTAATGCTATTAACTCTGACTTAAGTTCATTTCTAACAATATTAGTAAATGCATCTTCTATGTCTTCATCAGATATTTCAATGTCATTAGCCACCCTAGCCACCCCTGGAGAGTTATCCTCAAGAGAATTAAGATCAGCAAGGTCTCCATGTATTTCAGGTACCTCTATATCACCTTCAGGAACAAAATCTGGGAGCTCTTCATAAACATAGTTAGTATTAAGTAACTGCAGAGTTTCTTCATTAACAGTTACACTTTTTACTTTGAAAAATGTACTGTTTCCTCTTCTACCAAGTTCATCAGAATAATGCTTCATAAGAACATCTATTTTATCTGTATCAAGGACATCTTTGTTAATAAGAGACTGCATTATATTATCTACACTTGTATCCATGTTGGTTTTACATTTACCTAGATAACTAAGTAAAGACTTGAAATTCACATGGTTCTTAGTATGACAGTTATACATTTTGTTAGCATGATCCTTGAATAACATCTCAAGATACAATAAGCTATCTATATAATTACAATTAGCCATAATCTCCATTGCAAGTACATGATTGTCTGAATCTGAGCTCTTAAACATGTCAGAAATCTGTTGGAACATAGTTGCATCTATAGTAGCAGCATCTTCACCATTAATGTGTTTAATTAACTTACTTTCATCATAAATATCCAGGGTTAAGATATCTGGGAATAAATCTGTGTGATCACTGTCTACTGAATAATATACACTAGAGTGTCTAGAAATATTACTATAACTATATCTTTTTACAAATGCTAATTCTGAATTTCTAAGTTGACCAGCTGCAGAATAATCTAAAATAACCACATCTTCAGTATAAAATTCTAAAGCTTGTATAAGATTTTCTTTATAATAGTCATCCATAACTAGTTCAGGGTCTAGAAGAATTCCTCTAAGAGCAGAAGTATTTATAGAATAATACCAAGCTCCACTTGTTATCTTATCTTTAGTGTTCTTACCAGCAAAGATATGTGTAGCATCATTTATATTTCTAGTAGTTTTAATACCATGTTGCAAAGACAAGTCTTTTAGTTTTACTCTGGGAATATTAACCCCCGGTAGAAAATAAAGCTTATCTCCTTTTGAAGGGGTGTAATCTTTATCAGTTGCAGTTATTATATCTGCTTTACCATCGGCACAATATAAAGGTTCAACCTTTATGATTAGCTCATTGTCATCTGCATCTACTTCATAAATATGTAAGTATGTTTTCATTCTTTTAAGTTTAATAAGGGGAGTTTTATCTCCCCCTATGTTTATTTTAATTAAATTCTAAGTTCCTTTTGGTGGGGAACTGCTTGATGTTTGCTTTACTTGACAGCCATCTTCACCACGTCCTGATTCATCATGAGCTGAGAGAACTTAACTTTATTACCGTTAACAATCTCTTTGACCATGTAGTATCTAAGGTCATCAGTGAATGCTTCACAGTCAGTAGTAAGTTTAGCTATCCTGTCAATGATTGGTTTACCTACTGAACCTTTGTCAGCCAAAGTAAGAGAATAGTTAATCACCCTGGTAGCAATAACACTAGATATGTCAGCCCGGAAGTCATCATCCTTACCAACAGCATTGGTTAAGCTATTCATTACATACTGCTCATCTTTAGTCAGGATGTCTACTGGAGAAATAATCCTATCCAGCTTATTATTAATGAACATAGTAAACATTGAACTAAAGTCTACACCAACAGAACCTTCACCAATCATTTGGATTAGAGGCAGGTCTGCTTCAAACTTCTCAATAGAACTAATAGCATTGAAGAAAGTAGTAATAGCTCTTGGATTAACTCTTTGAGTTACCAATTCTGGGTGCATCAACATGAAGTTAATACATCTACCATCTATGTTTGCTTTCTCTGCCCACTTAGCCCATACATCAGAATCATACTTTAACTCAACAGAGATAAATCTAGTCTTCTGAGCTACATCTAGACTGGTTACATTATAATCACCATTGTCTGGATTAGTAGTCAATATAACATGCCAGTTCTTTGGTAGCTTCCAAGATACATATTCTTGTCTATCTAATATCTCCATGGTTGCTTGCATAAATCTTGCATCAGCTCTGGTGTAATCATCAAGAATCAAGAAACCACCTTCACCTTTACCCTGAATCCATTCAGGAGCAGCATGTGACATTCTCTTTCCTACAACTTTATAACCTTTAGCACTTGCTGCAGATATCTGAGATTCATTAATCCATCTTGTCTGACCTTCAGCATTTGCAATTTGAAATTCTTTTACAGGAAAACCTACCAAGTCACCTAATTCTTCTAACTGAGATAAATTAAGCTTTACAACTTCCATTTTTAACTCTTTACCCAACTGCATGATTGCAGAAGTTTTACCCAAACCAGCATCACCCTCAATATTTACAGCTACAGGTACTTTACCTTCAGCTTGGATATGTTGGTTATTACTAACCATATGTTTAATAAAATCCTTTAACTCATTTACATTCAATTGTACTTGATTCATAACTCTTTTTTTTAATTTTTTATAACTCTAATCTAATCACTTTTCCGGGAAGGTCTGTATTCATATAAGACCTTTCTGACAAAACCCATAGAGTGTTACCTCTAGGTTTTACAGAATAACCACACTCACCGTCAGTAAAATACACCAGGCTTGTATATTTTTTAGTGTTTGCATTAAAATATTCTAGGACAGGGTCAAACTCAGTTCCTCCCCTACCTTGCACAGCCATTTCAAACTTACCTTTGTAAGGTTCAATAGATCTAATAACAGTATCACACTGTACTACAGTAATATCAACACCACATTTATAGATGTGATATATCTCACTCATGAATTCTTGTAACTCAGAATCACTTACAGATCCTGAAGTATCAATAGCTAGCAACATATGCTGTCTCATTTTTACTTTTAGACCAGGATTAGCATCAAATCTGCGGTTCTCTTTCCTCCTGATTTTCTTAGTAAATACCTTAGTACTTACACCTGTAAATCTTCTAATGTAACCTCTCCAATTAAACTTAGGCTTAACAACTTCTTCAATGATGATCACTCCTTCAATTTCTCCAGGAACAGTACCACGTTTCTTTTCTGTCTGTTCTTTAGCATCACCTAGAACTTTTTGTAATTGTTTATCAATTAACTTCTGTTCTGCCTCAGTCATGTCTTCAAACTCTTCCCAGGTAGCATGTTCATCAAGTTCACCATTTGCCATAGCATCTAGTAACTGATCCATAGGTTCATTACCACAAGTACCATTCTTTTCTTTCTCATCTTGAAGATCTTTCAGTTTGTCATAATAATATCTACAACCAGCTTTTCTATCAAGATTTAAGTCAGCATAATTATCTATATCAATACCACCTTCCGGTAGCCAGTCTTTAGATATATACTGATTGATCTCCATATCCATTGCAACATTTGCAAGTTTCTTATCACTAAACTTAAAGAAAGTAGTAAGATGTCCAAATGCAATATGTAGCAATTCATGTTTAAGTAAACCAAGTCTGTGGTTATCACTAAGAGATTCCCAGAACTCAGGATTAATAGCAAGTTGATAATTAATATTATTCTTACTCACACCTGCCGTTGGAACTCTTCTAGCATCCCAGACTTTATTTAGAGCAATAAGAAAGAACCCATAGAAGGGCTCGGAAAGCATCAAGTTCTTTGCTGTTCTTGATAAACTTTCATTTTTATTTAATACATTCATATTATAGTATTATATTTGTACTATGGTTATAAAACAAAATAAAGGATATAAGCTACCCTTGTCAAAACTAGAAATTATTGCTAAATATATTTCTGGTGCATCATGTTATACTCTTGCAAAACAGTGTAACTGTTCACCACAAACTATTTATTCTATAATTAAAAAATCTGGAACACAACTAAGAACATTATCAGAAGCTGCAACAAAATATACTCATGATAAAAACTTTTTCAGAACAATTGATAGTGAAGAAAAAGCTTATTATCTAGGTTTACTATATGCAGATGGTAATGTAACCAATAAAGTTGTATCAATATCTTTACAAGATAAAGATAAGGAAATCTTAGAAAAATTTAAAATACATCTTAAATACACAGGACCTTTATTAATAATTAATAAATCAGGTAATAGACAAAATCAAATTAAACTTACAATAACCTCATCAGAACTTGTAAATGACTTATTTAAACACGGTCTTTATCCAAATAAAGGTACAACATTAACATTTCCTTCAACAGTTCCAGAAAAATTACAACATCACTTTATAAGGGGTTACTTTGATGGAGATGGTTGTATCTATGTAAATAAAAAATCCGGAGATTATTTATTTAGTATGGTAGGACCAAAAGATTTTTTAATTAAAGTACAAGATATTCTAATAAATAGTCTTGCACTTAATAGAACTAAATTATATAATCCTAAAAATTGCAAGACCACTCAATTACATGTATTAACTTATCAGGGTCAACAGAATCTAAATAAAATTTGCAATTTACTTTATCAAAATGCTACTGTTTTTCTAAACAGAAAGCATGATAAATTTTACTAAGACTCTGTTGTTTGTCCATCATCTTTAAATTTAATATCTATTTCAAATTTGTCTGTAGGATAGCCAATAGACTCTAACATCCTTGACATATCTCTAATAAAAAATTCCATAAATAGCTCAACCGAAGCTTTAGAACCTTTGTGTTTTGTAATCAGACTTAAAGTCTTAGGGCTACTAAGTGGTACTTCACTTACAAATGTATTTTGGAGTCTTATTGCAATTTTATTACAATTTGCTAACCAATTATCCATAGTATGTCCACCATACTTATAGAGAACTAATAGTTCTCCTATATACTTATTAAAATCAACATTCTTTAGAGACTCAAATGCTATAAGATGATTATCTGCATCTTCAGATTGTAACATCATAAGCAAGTTTCTTGTCTCTTCTTTACTAAAAATCATTTTTGCCATCAGTCTTCAATTTTTAATGTTTTAATAGCCCACATATGTGGTTTACCAGATTCAATCATATCTACCCATTCTTTTGCAGTAGGGATGTAATTATTACAATCTTCCTTGACATGCTGCTCACCAACATATCTTACATATACATCTTTGCCGTCAGAGTTGGTAATTACCATACCAAATCTTTGCTCACATTCAAATATACCTTCTGAATGATGTCTAAACATTCTGTGCATACTATGACCTACCCAGGCCTTAGTTTCATCAAACCAGTTATGTATTGCTAGATAATCTACAGGAGACCCTCCAAACTTCTTAGCTGATGACTTTGCATGTTGCCAAGGATGTGCCATTATTCTTCTTCTACTTTATCTAACAAACTACCATCATGAAAATAATCTTCAGTCTCAGTAATTCTTACATGATTATTAATAATATACTTTCCTGAAGGAACACAAATACCAACTTCACCCCAACCACCTTCATTATTCCACCAATCTTCTACATCATTAAGAAGTTTTTCTTCAACAAATGATTCAATTGTATAATAAGCATCTTGATCAAATTTTGCTAGGTTGCACTCATCTGCCCAATCATCTACCTTATCATGTACATCTTCTGGAGTTTCACAAGGTTTTTTTGTATAACCTATCCATTCTATGGCACCTGAGTCTCCTCCACCATCATATTTTACTTTAACACCTGTAATACCAAAATCAGCCAACCTAAATAGGAGGCTTGTCAATTCTAATTCTGTCATAATTATTTTATTTTACCTTAAAGAAGCGGCCCAGTATATTACCATTCAAATACTCATCTTTTTCAAGAACCTCTCTCAAAAACTGATACTTAGTCTCAAAATATGTGAGTTCCATTTTGGAAAAACATATCTTAACTATGTACCTTTTGATTGGTATACCAGCTTTGTGAGCTTCTTTAAGAACTGCATTACTACTATAGTAGTTTTGATAACTAGCCTTAGAAACAGTCTCATATTTCTTGTTTCTTTTATCAGTCATCTGAGCAACAGCTCTTTTACCAAACTTCTTTTTTGTAGTAGAGTAAAAATTCTTCTTACCCACATACCTTACAGACTTACCATCAATAATGGCTTCCATCTCATACACAAATCCCACAGCTCCTTCAGGAATCATACTGTTAGTAAACTCTCTACCTTGATACATCCAGCTCATAATGCTTGTTTTAATAGTGGAAATAATACTTCTTTTACTTTATCTATACCATGTACTTTAACTGAGTCAGAAAGATCTTTCTCCATAGGTAGCAGTATATAGCTAAATCCATACATATCAGAATATCTTTGTGCAGCTTTAATCCCAGGCTCATCATTGTCAAACAACACAACTATCTTATGATACTTGAGTTTTAGTTCTCCAACAGCCTTTTCTCCTATCATAGTATTCTCACTGTCTGGAGCAATAGCTTCAATATTACTAATGCCTAGTTTATTGAAAGCCATAAGATCCTTAAGTGAAGATGTGATAATAAGATACTTGCAATCATATCTCAACTGATCTGTGCCCTGAATATAATTTTCTACCTTGATAAACTTCTTCTGAGTACTCTTTGGCATATATATCTTATACAAGCTACCATCATTTCTAAAATATCCATAAGTATGGGACTTTCTAAATGTGTGTGAAGTTATACTACCATCCTGTTCAGTTTTGCTCATAGTAAAGAAAGCCAAAGGAACTACATTATATCTATCAAGTATTCCAGACCCAATCTTAAAACCCATCCAATAAGTCTGATCAAAGTTATTCCAGTGTCTCATCTCATAATCTACTACTCTATACTTATCATGAAACATAGCAGCCTCAGGAGTATATGTAGTGTTATCTTTAAGATACTGTTGATACTCAAGAAGTATTTTATTTGTAGCTTGTCCTCTTGTAGACATGTTAAACAAATGCTTTACCAACTCAATGCAATCTCCCTGATAACCAGATGAAAAGTCCTTGAATTTATAGAATCCAGAGGCTACATCAAAATAAACAAACATGGATGGAACTTTATCCTTGGCATTAAATGCAGATAGCATTTTTACATCTTGACCTGTTAGTTTTTCCTTTAGGTTAAGATAATATTCAAAGACCCATTCTCTGGGGACTTGTTCTAAATCAGTAATTAAATTCTTTGTTGAAATCATACTACCTAGTTTAAAAATTAAGGGGAAGCCATTTCTAACTCCCCCTATAACTTATTAGTCTAGGCTGAAGTCAGAAGATGTTTTAGTTGGAGGTGTGAAGTCATCATCCTCTCCAAAGCTTTTTACTTCTTTTGTTTCTAATTTTTTCAAATGTTTGGATTCATCAAAAGTAATAACTTTTCCTTCCTCTACCTCACCATAAGCATACTTTTTATTTTCTGCTTTTGGCAACCACATATCATAGTTTGTATAACCTGTCTTACCTTCATATTCTCTACCAGCAATACAGAACTCAAGAAACTTATCTTTGATAGGTGCAGTAGCATTGAATGCTTCTACAAAGTCTTCAATAGTGTCATGCTTACCATCTTGTTCAGTAAACCACTCATTAATTCCTGCAGTTTTACACAAACCTTGTAGAAAAATCAAGATAGATCTATCTCTCTGAATCTTG